GAGCTAGACAGATTGGCTTCTATGTTGATGGGTACAGTTACAAATAACCTTACCAATAAAACTTTTCTTTCCGGTATTTCTTCTGCAATACAGGTTATTACCGATCCATCAAGGTATGGCGAAAGATTTGTACAAAGGTTTACAGGATCTTTTGTGCCAACTGTATTTGCTCACGCATCACAATATGATGATCCTATTCTTAGAGATGCAAGAAATATAACTGACAATTTTTTAAGCAGAGTTCCTGTGCTTGGTTATAGTAAAGAGTTGCCAGCAAAAAGAGATATTTTTGGAGACGTAAGAACGAGAGATCAGGGTTTGGGCATTGGTACGTTTTCTCCAATTAGACTATCAGCACTTAATCAAGATCCTGTTTATAATGAATTTTATAAAATTGGTTTGTATCCATCCATGCCAACAAGAAAAATTAGAAATGTTAAATTAGAAGCAAAAGAGTATGAAGAATTATTAAAACTACAAAACAAATTAAAAACTAAAAATCAATTAGAAAAGATTATAAAAAGCTCTGGTTATAAAAGCCTACCTAATTATAGAAAAAAAGAAATATTAGATAAGACACTAAAAAAATCACAACAAACAGCTAGAAATATTTTATTTAACACAAATAAAAGATTGCAGAAAGAATATTTGCGTTTAGAAAAACAAAAATTTAAAGAATAAACCATGACACGCCAAACAGAAAGAGTTGGCCGATCTGGAGAATACTTAGTAGCCTCGGTGCTTTCTACCCTTTCTGATACTGTTACTGTTATGCCACATGGTTCTAAAGCCGACATCATCTTTGAGGTTGGCCAGACTCTTTACAAGTGCCAAGTCAAAACACAAAAGCAAATAGAGAAAGCTAGAAAGAGTTGGCGTTTTGATCTTAGATGTGGATCTCATTCTAAGAATAGGTTTTATAATAAAGGTGATATAGATGTATATGCCTTAGTTGCATTAAACTGTCAAAAGGTAATGTTTTATTTTCCTACTGGTGCAAGGCAAGTAACTTTCAAAGACGAAGATATCCAAGCAACTAACTCTCTTGAAAATGTAGAAAGCTTATTTAAAGAGCTTCAATGTCAACAGACACAGTAGGATCTTTATAATGTGTTACAGAGTTCATACCTAAAGATATTAGATACTCAGCCACATCATGTGGTTGTTTTTGCTCTGTTTTACAAAAATCTATAAACTTTCTAGCAAGGTGTTTATTTATATAAATAGGTTTTCTATTGTTTCTTTCTTCGAAGATTGGATCATTAAACTCATCGAAATTCATAGTTACCTCCTTAGCAATTTTTATAATTCCTCATAATATTTAATTAGTTCATTCAAATACCATTGGCACTTTTTTAAATCCTGTATGTTCTCTTCCTTATCTTTATGCCTATATAAATATTTCCAGATATTTGATTCTAAATAAGCTGCATATCCTTTGGATCCAACCCTGTCTCTAATGAGTTCTATGCACTCAACAATACCTTGGTAATGCTGTGGCTTATTAACCATATCTGGTTTTATGTTACTAACCTTATCCCACTCTTCTTTGTTGATATCATCTATCGACATTTTTTAACTCCTTTTTTAAAAAATACTTGTTAATATAAAATATTAAGTATATTATTACATAAATATTACAAAAAAGGGAGAAATATGGACACTAAAGATACAGTATTCATTGACACTAAGCAATTAGCAAAGCGTTGGTGTATGGATGCCCGATCAATTCACAATTTAAGATTAAAAAAGAAAGGCCCAGCATACTTACAACCAAGCGGGCCTAACGGTAAAGTCTTGTATGACTTAGATGAAATCAAAAGATGGGAAGAAAAATCAAGGGTATCTAATGAAGCACGCTTTACTTAGCCCATCATCAGCAGATAAATGGACGAAATGTCCAGGCATGCCAAAACTTGCAGCAAAGGTTGATTATCAAGTTGGTATACCTGCGGCAGTTGGTACGTTAATTCACAGCATGACAGAACAACTCTTAAAGGGATTCTTGGTCGATGTGACTCTTGAAGATTATTGGTTAGGAAAAACAGAATTAGTAGAAGATTTTGAAATAGTAGTAGATCAAGACATGATTGATTGTGCAAAGTTCTATGTTGACTATGTTCAAAATCGAACAAAAGAAATTGACGGGAAATTACTTGTTGAACAAAAGGTTAGATTAGATGAAATATCAGACAACCTTTACGGATATGCCGATGCACTTATTGTCACCCCTGCAAGAATGTGTGTTATAGATCTTAAGACTGGTAAATATCCCGTCAGTCCAGACAACAATAAGCAAGCTATGATTTATGCGCTTGGTGCATTATCAAGATATGGTAATGAAGATACTGAAGTTGAAATTACGATAGTACAACCAAGAGCAACATGGGGTGGCGGGCCTATAAAAACATGGGTAACCACAGCAGAATTCTTAGTAGACTGGGCATACGATTTTTTGAAGCCAAGCGTTGATGCTTGTCTTGAAGAAAACCCTATATATGTATATGGGGATCATTGTCGTTGGTGTAACGCGAGGAGCATTTGCGATTTATATAAACAATATAATCATGGAGATGAAAATGACGGAAAATAATGAAATAAAAACTTTTAGCTTCGAAGAGGGCGGTAAGGAATATAACCTTGACGATCTCAACGATGAACAAGGTTTACTTTATAACAAGCTAGCATTGGTAGAAAAACAAAAAAATGACTTTGTTGCCAACGCAAACTTTGAAGTAGAGAAGCTAGACATCTTAAGAGTTGAATATTCAAACAGACTTAAAGATGCACTAGAAAATGAATCTGTGGTAGAGGTGGCTAAATGAGTCTAGCTGATATACGAAAAAAATCTAAGCAGAAACCACCACGAATTATCGTGCATGGTGAAGCCGCAGTTGGTAAAACGTATTTAGCCTCACAAACTAGAAACCCAATTATGTTAGACGTAGAAGACGGTCTAGGTAAAATTGAAATGGATCATATTCCTTGTAAGACTTACAAAGATGTGATGAATAACTTAGACGAACTTGCTAATGAAAAACATGAATACAAAACTGTTTGTGTTGATTCTTTAGATTGGTTTGAAAGACTGCTTTGGGAAAAAGTTTGTGAAGACAATAGTTGGAAATCTATTGATCAACCAAGCTATGGAAAAGGCTATGCAGAAACCCTTAGATACTGGGGTGAATATATAGAAAAACTTAATAGACTAAGAGACAAAGGCATGATGATCTTTCAGATTTGCCATAGTGATGTGCGAAAAGTGGAAGATCCACGAATAGAAGCATATGACAGGTTCTCTCTTAAGCTTCACAAAAAAGCTGCGGCATTGTTATTAGAACACTCAGACGCATGTTTTTTTGCAGCTAAGAAATTAGGAACTATTAAGGTGCAAGGTAAAAGTGGTATGACTACTAAAACTGTATCTGGGGATAGAATTATCTATACCAATAATGATCCGGCTTTCCTTGCAAAGAACAGATATAACTTACCAGACGAACTGCCGATGGAATGGCCAGCCATTCGTGAGGCAATGTTGAAGTGAGTTTGTTATCTGACATTGATGTGGTACAGCGAGACCTAGACAGGATTACAACTAGACTAAATTCTTTATTAAGAAAAGTTGATTTTGAAAGTGAGTCTTATCCAGTTGAAACCTACGACAGGATCGCTGATTTAAAAAAGGATTGTGAAGATTTGATTGAGTATTTAAATACTTATTCATCTTACGATCCTGGTTAATTTATAGGAGTAAAAATATGGACTTAACAAAATATAATTTTGATAATTTAGATTCTGGAACAGAATCGCAAGCAAAGATTGAACCTGGTGTTCATACATTAAACTTTGATGGATATGAGGTTGTTACCGGTAGAAATAACTGGGAAGCAATTAAAGTATTTTTCACAGTAGGTGAATCTGGTTTTAGAATTAACCATGCTTTTGCAATGGAGCATGATAATCCAGATGTAGCAAGACGTGGTAGACATTCATTTAAAGCTATGGCAACAGCAATGGGTTTAGGCTCATTGACAAGCATGGATAAATTCATGGACAAGTCAGTTGTCGTGCCAATTAAAATGGATGCAGATGACAAGTACATGGTAATTGATGAAGACTTTGGTAAGAACTGGAAGCCTGCTAGCCAAAAAGTTAGCAAGCCAAAAGCTTCAGATGACAACATCAAGGCTAGTCCTTCAAAGGAAGATTTAGAAGCTATGGGTTCTACTACTCTCGATGAAGACGCGCCTTTTTAATTACGATGCGAAAAACAGGCCTACTTTATGTGCTTATTGCAAGCGACCTTGTGGGCCTTTACTTTACCAAGATGGAGATCATTGGTTGGGAGCATGCAGTATGGATCATTTAAATAAGATAAAGGAAGGTAAAAGACTTCCAAACAAATGCCAGTTAAATGACGAAGGCATTGAGTATTCCATTGCACAAACTAAAGATATCTATCTAGAACTATCTCGACAAGAGGGTAACGAACCTCTACACAAATGGGATAGGTTAAAAAGAAAAAGGGTTTTTACTAACATAGTAAGAGAATATTTAAACTGGGCTAATACTAAAGCCGAACAAGACGATGAAAGGGCAAAACATGGATCTGAGGAAATACTTTCCAGACGAAAATAATCTGGTACAAAACACGGGCAAAGATACAAACGATTTAATCAACGAGATGCAAGCACAGGGCTTGCGTATCGATCATTTACAAATAACAGGAGAGATAGTAAGGGTGCCAGTCACCGAGCTTGCTGGCGTGCGTGCTGATTCTTCTGGACAGAAGTCAGGATATTATGTTGTTAACGAAGTAAACGGTAATTTCTTTGCAACTTTTGGTAATTGGAAGACTGGGTTTGAAGGTAAATGGTCAAGCGTTAATCACCAAACTATGTCTATTCAAGAAAGAGAAGACTTACAACGACAACTGCAAGAGAATAAAGAAAGGGCTGATAAAGCTAAAAAACAAAGGCATGATGAAGTGGCTAAAAAAGTTAAAGACTGGCATGAATCTTATTCTAATCTTGTTGAACATGAATATCTCACAAATAAAAAAGTTAAAAGCTATGGTTTAAAGCAATACCAGGACATGTTGGTTTGCGGTGTGTATTCTACAACAGGAGACATTCGTTCTCTACAGTTTATAAACAAAAAAGGTGAAAAAAGATTCGCCTCTGACTCCGAAATCAAAGGAAATATATTTCTCATTGGTGCGGACATAAAAGACATTCCTAAATTAGATAAAATTATATTAGCTGAAGGTTATTCAACTTCTGCAACTATCTATGAGGCTACCCAGATTCCCGTAGCTTGCGTATTTTCTGCCAATTTCGTCATGGCAGTTGCCCTTAAGATACGCAAGCTTTCGGGTGCTAGAATTATTATTGCTTTAGACAATGATGAGTCCGGAGTTGGCGAGAAGAAAGCACAGGAGTGTGTACAAGCTGTGAATAACTCATGCGTGCGTTTGCCAAGCGAACGTGGTGACTACAACGATTTATATTTAAAACATGGTTTAGATAAAGTAAGACAAGAACTTACTGAATCTAAATTTAATATAAAGAAATATGCAATTCGTAACTTGGTAGAAAAACCAGAACCACAAAAGTTTTTAGTAGACTCTTTCATCCCGCTAGCTAAACCAGGAATATTAGCTTCATCGGGTGGAGTAGGTAAGTCTTTATCGCTACTACAGTTAGCACTTGCTATAGCTAAAGGCACGACTTGGTGGGGAAAACCAGTAAAAGAACATGGATCTTCGGTGGTTTTCTGTGCTGAGGATGATTTAAACGAGGTACACAACAGGATTGAGTTACTTGATCCACTTGGTGAAAGGTTTAAACATAACAATGATGTTTATGTTTTCCCGGTACCGGATCAAAAAGAACCTTTGATATTATTAAGAGAAGAAGGTATCACCGAACAAGCACAACAAATAGTAGAGGAATTAAAAACCATAGATAATTTGAAGTTGGTTGCTTTTGATCCCTTACAAGCTTTTACAACTGCAAGCGTGTCACAAAGTAATGAGGCCGGACAGTTATGGGGATCTTATTGTGCCATGATTAGTGCAAATATTGGTTGTACTACGCTTACCACCCACCATATTAATAAGCAATCGATTACCAATGATTCAGATGATCCTTACTCTCACAAAGCGGACATCAGAGGCGCATCAAGTATCACAGACTCGGTACGTTTTGCAATTTCAATGTGGGTACCAAGTGAATCGGATGCTGAATTATTGTGTGAGCAAGCAAACATACCTTACGACAGGTTGAGTGTAGTCAAGGCCGCCTTGGTAAAATCTAACTCTGGTAACGTGGATTACGGGGTGCAAACTTTAATAAGAAAAGACGGAATTCTAGAACCAATAGACTCAGCACAAAAAACAGAATATGAAATACATTTTTAAGGAGAAATTAATATGAACTGTTGGCATTGCAACACCAAATTGATTTGGGGTGGAGACCATGACATTGAAGATGAGAACGATCATTATATGATGGTGACTAATCTTTCGTGTCCAAATTGTGATTCTTTTGTAGAAATTTATCTACCAAAAGAAAACGGAGATGTGGACAAATCGTCCCTATAGTATGGACATTTTGTACCTATACTATAGACAAAATGTACCTACAATGTGGACATTCTGTACCATATATCCATATCATTATAATGATATACAGAGAGAAAATCCCTAAGGGGATTTGTCTCTCCCAAGCAAGCGGGAAAGCAAGCAAGCAAGCATGCGTGCAAGCGTGCGTAAACGAGGAGACAAAATGAGAAGATTTGATATAAGTAATAAGGAATATTGGTGGGTAACTCCACACGAAGTAGAGAACCTAGGCAAGAGTGCCTTGGTGCCAACTGCGTGCGTACGCAAGCAAGAGAACTATACGAAGATGCGGGTGTGTGCGTGGAAAATATTCAGACGTGCATGCGGGCGTGAAGATCTTAATATGAGTTCGAAGATGTTGTTATGGTCGGTGGTTGAAAGATACAGATTTGAAACTTGGTCTTCGCATGATGCGATTAGTTATTATGCCAAGATGATAGGAACGAACAGGAGAAGTGCCGGTAGAGGTATGAAGGATTTAATTGAGAAAGAGATTCTTTGGTGCGTGCTTGAGGGGGAGAAGAAAAGGTTGCGTATGAGTCAGCCTGCCGGCAAGAAGCATTTTCTTTTGGTGGGTTTGGCAAATGAATTGATGCGTGAGTGAGGTTTGCGTGCTTGCGTGGGGGTGTAAGTCGAAGTGCGTGAGGAGTCCAAAAAGGGGAGTGTGATATATACGCGACCTCGACCTACTTGTTTATTATAAGCCCAATTAGCGAAGTTACCAATAGCATAGCTATAAATACTCCGCTTAGGGATAGATAGATATTAATTATAGTTTCAATCATACCTCGTGGCTGTGTCGAATTTAAGTTGTTTTGATTTGATCAACTGTTCAACGCGGGTGTAGATTTCATCTATAGTATGGTTGCTACCATCAAGATCAAATTCTATGGTTACCTTGGTTACTTGGCGAGCTGATCGCTTACCAAATATTCTATCAAAGTTTTCATTAAATTTCTCTTTGTTGTGTGGGCGAAAGTCCGAGCCTTTTCCATTCATTTTAGTTCTCCTCGTTTTGTAATAGTTTTAAGTAGCTTTGCCATATGACATCTTCTACTTGGTTAAAGGTTCTAATGGTTGTATTTATTCTATCCAAAAGATTATGGTTTATTTTATTTTGTTTGATGTGTTCTTCTAGGTTAAGGAATATGTTCCGGTAAGAATCCAGATCATCCTTCATTTCTCCTAAGCAGTAAGTTATATCTGCTAAGTCCTCTACTATGGTTTCTAAGTTTATGGTTTCTTTTTCTACTAATTTCATTTTTACTCCTATATGTAAATGTTACCGTTATAAAATAAATTCTCTGCTATAAATTCTAGTATCTTGTCTCTATCAGTTGTTTCATCTAGCCCATAGATATCTGATACAGTAAATATCTCTGACTCTAGCAATCCTTTAGAGTCCATTTGCACTATTTCTTCGTGTATCTTTTCTAGTGCATGTTCGTTTGTTTGGTTACTCATTTGTCCTCCTCGTTTAAGTATTCAACAATTAGTTTTTTATATTTTGGTTCTTGTTTTAGATTGGGTAGTATGTTTTCCCTATCTGTTTTAGATAAAATCCTTAACAATTTCTCTAATGCTATGTCTTGTTTTAGACCATATTTTGCTTTCAGCATTCTAATTACCTCTGAGGTGTTCATAGAGGCTCTACCTTGCCTTCTTTTGATACTATGGCTATGTTGGTACCTGTTATCGTTTTAAGTAGCCATGAGCCTTTAGAATTAGTTAGAGAAAGTTCCTTGTTAGGTTGTTCTTTTTCTCCTATCTGCCCGGAATCATGGATAAAGCATTTAAATAAGTACTCTGCTTGTGTAAATGTCATAATCTCCCCTTAAATAGTTCTATTAGTAATAAGATCTTATCGTCTGATAAATGCCTTAAGTGTTTAGGGATTCGTCTTCTATCTATCTTCATGGTTAGTTGCTTCCTTTAATGTATTTATATTTATCAGAGTCCCATGTTGCATTTAGTATGTTTCTTAAATCCCATTTGAGAGTATCTAAATCTTTAACATCAGACATCCATAAATCTTGGGTTTCAAATAAAGTGCCTAAGATATCATCAAGCCTGTTTAGACTTTTTAAAGTCTTGTCATAATCTTCATTGTTCATTTCAATGGTTATTTTATTTTTTAGTATTTTAGTTTTCATTCCTCTTCATCCTCCTTGGTTAGTAAAAGATATGTCCCGTGTAGGCAAAAAGCCATGAACGAGAATACTATTATTATTGATATTGTGTTGCTCATTGTGTTTGCTCCTTAAGTTATTTGATCTTCTTCGCTTAGTTCATCTTCATAAAAATAAACTATGCAAGCCACGCCTTTAGTAGCACATTCAGTTATTCTATAATCTATCTTAGGCGGTATGTCTGAACAGCCTAGCATTACTGCTACATCGTCTTCTGTTATCTTACTCATTTGAATCCTCCTCTATTAATTCCTCTATTTCTTTTTTGGCTTTTGCTAGTTCAATATCATTCATGTCAGATGCTATACATTGTGCAAATTCTTCTATCTCTTGAAGTTTTGATTCTTGTTCCTCCGGTGCTGTTATGTATAGCATTGATGCAAATTTAAACATGCTCGCATTGTCACCTTGTTCTTGCCATTCATTCATTTTGGTATTTATTAAGTCATTCATCTATTAGCCCTCCTTTGTCGTGCTTTCTCGTTGTTGTGTTGCCTTGTCTCCTCGTTTAATGGTTTGTGAAGTTCCTCTAAGTAGTCAAGGGCGATCTTTTTTTGATCCTTGGTTAGTTCTATAAGGATTTTATAATCTGATCTTTTGTATATAGGCCATTGGTAAAAACATTTTTCTTTGTTTTTGTATTGCCATAAAACCGGCTTATCTATTCCTTTGATATGGTCTTGCCATGTAAAATGATCATCATCAAATTTATCTGCAAATGTCATTCTTGAACCTCCTCT